ATATTTTATTATAATATTTAATATTAATATATATAACTAGTAATGAGTCTGTTGTGTCTTTCAAATACTAATTCACAACCATCTAATTCTTTTCAGAATGATTTTACAAACACTTTTGAAGTTGAAGCAGGTTCTGAAATAGCTTTACATTCGATTGCTTTCAATCGCATGCCTTTGTATGATATAAGTGAGAAATTTTTCTTTGTTCATCATGGAGAACAATTGGATGAAAGTGGAACACCATCTGACCAAACCAGAGAATTTCCGTTATCTCGACCAAGTATAATTCCGTTAAATAATGGAGGGTATACAATCACCGAACTTGTTGCCGAAGTTCAAAGAGCATTAAGAGCCAATGATAGACATCCGAACTATCAAAATAAATGGACGGCAACTGCTAATATGGGTGGGACTAGTAATGATATCTTCCAAGGTATTACTATCGAGTGTGACCAATTAGCACCTCCAGTTAAGGACACTCATGGAGATGTTACAACTCGAGTAGTTCCATCTGGAATTGTAGGATTAGAGGACTTTAGAAGTGCTATCATTGATTACACAGATATCACATCAGGAACAGTGAAACGGACTGATACGGATGGTATACTAGAGCCATACTTTCGCACAAAATACCCAACGAACCTATGTAATGGTGAATTTATTATTAACTTCTCAGGAATGTATGACTTAACTGATTATATTGACCCCAAAAATAAGATTGGGATTAGTAGGGACTATAATATCGATTCCACTCGTATCAATGACTCATTCTTCGATGTTCATATATGTATATACTCTGAAGATGATACTGACTATAAAAAAGGTGATGTTTTGCTACACCAATATGTCAATAAAAGTAGTGGGTGGATAGAAGAAGAAATTATTTATTATAGAAATTCCACACTAAATTACGGACCAGACCCAGATAGTGCTTTTAAACTCTTAGACGAACCAATGAATCTCATCGACAAACCTGATGGACATACCACCATCGATTACAATGCTTTTAGATTTGTATTCGGTAACGAACAAACAATGATTTTTATAGGTGATGAAACTACTACACCACCAACATGGGAGCTTCTCGCAAAAACCACGGTCAAACCAGTAAGCTTTTCCAACTATGCGGTGTATCCCAAGGTATACATGCCAGCGAGCACTAAAGATATCTCTGTCACACCAGCAACTGGAATAGAACCAGCATGTAAAATAGTTCATCAAAATCAAGTGTCCACATATCAAATCCCTATAATGTATAACTGGACTGAAGCCGCCATCAAGGATGCGGATTTCAATGTTTGGGCATTAGCAAGCTCAAATGATATCTGGGATGAAGTCTATAAACTTGTATCAGCACCCTCAACCCAACCACATCTAAATTACGACAATACAATTATAACAGGACATGTTGACCGTTCTGAATTCTATTTCGCACCAAATGCTAATATGAATAGAATTTTAGGCTTTAAAGATTCGGTGACACAAGCAGTTGTCAAAGCAGCATCTTCTGCGATATCAACCTTCACACCAACAGAGCTTGATATACCATCGTATACCGCCAATACAGGACAATCTATTACATTCGTCAGATGCCCAACTTTAACACAAAAATCGCTAAATGGTGAGACGAAAAGCTTATCGAGCATTATATGCGATGTTCCTAGGTATTTACTAAACGGTCAAACTTATGGCAGGTTATATTATGCTCCTCCAGAAAAAACATATCTCAAGCTTCATAACAAAGAAAAATTTAATATTAATCGTCTCAACCTTGAGCTGACTAATGCTAACGAACAATTAGTGAATGATTTGGTGGGACAAACAAGCATTATACTCCATATTCGTAAATCACAAAATTAAATTTAATATATTATTATAGAGATTATAGAAGAAATTTATAGATATATTATAGAACTTATAGATATATAATATATGTCAGACGAAGATAATCTAATGCCTAGAATAGTAGTGGATAAAAAAGCTAAAGAATATGTAGAAACAGATGAGGAAGAAGCAATTGAAGAAGTGAATGAAGTAGAGGAGATTAAAGAAGAAACTGAACTGCCTAGAATTGTTAAAGATTTACCCGTATCTAGAAAGAAGAAAGATATTTTTCAAGGTGTTGATGAAGAGGATGAGAAACAAGAAATACATGTAGAGAAACCCAAACCAGTTAGGAAGCCTCGTAAACCGCCATCGAAGCAACAACTCGAACACTTAGCAAAGATTAGGGTCAGTGCGAAAACGGCTAAAAAAGCAAAACAACTTGAAAGACAACAAGCAATTAAAGAGGGTAAAACCATCTCAAATGTGAAACCACAAAAGGTAAAATATATAGAAAGTAAGATTACAGATGAAGATGTAGATAGATTGATAGACAGATATAAGACTAGGAGAAAGGCGAAGAAAGAAGCACAGAAAGCAGATGACCATGCTCGGAAAATTGTCCAATCACATTATGCTCCCATAGAACAACCAACATATAAGTCATTTAGTGATTTCTTTTGAAAAAATGGGCTCAACTTTTATATATTAATTAATTAAAAATAAAAACTTTATCTTATATATATATTTAATATATCAGATAAATGGGCTCAGCTTTGAAATATAATTACTAATAGAATTTCAAAGCTGAGCCCATAGAATTAACAATAACAATTAAATATCATTATTAAATATTAAAAAATAAAACTTTATCTTATATATATATTTAATATATCAGATAAATGGGCTCAGCTTTGAAATATAATTACTAATAGAATTTCAAAGCTGAGCCCATAGAATCACTAATCACCATAAATATCTAATCGAATAATAGTTTGCTGAATTCTTATTCCTCCAAGTTATGTTACCGTTCTTATCTTTAATACCTTTAGCTCGTGCTAAGTATACTCTTCTTCTTTCTTTATCATTATGATTTAAATTTTTATAATGACCAAGCTTATCAAAGTAGTGACCCATCGACGAGTCACCGAAATGAATCAGTTTTGGTTTACCATCTTTTACTACCCGAACCGAGTATTTTTTCCCTTTGGATTTCGATACGAAAGGTTTGTATAGTTCATTCATGTATATATAATTAAAATATATTAATATAGTATATAAATATTATGGAAAAGAAAAAGAAAAACCTTAAAATATTACGAGTTCAAGACCCTAAACATCTAAAAAGTAAACCGCTTCACGAAAATTTACCAGCCACACCCGCACTTGTTATGATGATTTCGCCTGTGAAAACTGGAAAATCTACAATTATCTCAAATTTATTGCTCAATGATAACTTCTATGGTCCTGAGTTTTTCGATTCAGTTCATATCGTAAGCAATACTATAAATAATGATTTAACAAGTAGATTCTTAGCTGAAAGATTTGATGTGGAGGATAATTATAACGATGAAATTATTCATAACTTAGTTAAGAAGCAAGAATCTTATGCCAAAAAAGACCAACCCGAAGTCGCATTGATACTCGATGATGTCTTAGGTTCGATAAAGAAAAATTCAGAAGTCAATATGCTTGCGACCAGATTCCGTCATTATAATATAAAATTATTATTATTTTCCAGTCAGGTATTCCGTCATGTGAGTAATATCATTCGTGGAAATGCGACGAATTTAATTATTGGTAGTCCGTTCCCTAATTCCAAAGAGCTCTGGAAGATTGCTGAAGAGTATGGCGACCTCGTCGGAGGACCAGAACAGTGGATGAAGATATATACAAAAGCAACTCCCAACCGTTATGATTTTTTACACATGTCAGTCCAGGACAACCCCGTTCGATGTTATCACAACTTTGAGACACTCATAGCACTAGGTGATAAGATAATTGGTGAAGAACCTTCTTTAGAAAGTGATGGTGAAAGTGATTTTTTAGAAAGCGATGAAGAAGAGAAATAAAATTTTATTATGTATAATTATAATATATATAATAATGTCCTTGAATGATTTAGGAATGAATTTTTCAAATAGCTATGGTGATATGATTAACCAAGAAAATGTTGAAGCTATCGATCAGGCTAAGCAACTGACCGCAATCAAACAACAAGGTGCTGATAATGCGGCTTTAGCGAAACAACAAAGTGATAATGTAGCGGATTATGTCGGAGATGGCGAAGATGTATTCGGGATGACCTTAGCGGGCAAATACATAAACGATGAGATGCTGAAAGGGATACATGAAAAAGGAGTCAAAGGGTTCTTCAAAGGTGAAGCCGATAGATTGGTGAAAAGTAAACTAGGTAAAGGAATTAATGAACTATCCGATACCGCTTCTAAAGCAAAAGATGGATTAAAATCAGCATATAATACGGTTAAGAATATTAAAAATGTTTCTGGTTTAGGAGATGAAGGGGATGTATCCACCTCACTTGAAACAGGTGATGTTGAAATGGATGACTTTGCTACGAATATATATAATCCTGGAGAGGGTGTTCCAAAAGCTTCCGTTGGTGAACGAGGAGTAGCTAACGAACCAATCAAGGCTGAACCTGAGGTGCTAGATGAATCCACAATCAATCCAGCATATAATGATGGCTTAAACCCTAATACTCCCGCTCCCAAACGAACTCGATTATCTGATGTTGAACCTGAACCAGTTCCAGAATTTGATGATAAATTATTCGACCAACCTCCATCATCTGGTAATGTTGACTTTGCGAACATATCTAAACAACAGAATATGGTAGAACCATTAGCCGAGGATAGTGGATATCGAGCAAAAGGTTTAGTAGATTTCATCAAACGAACAGGCCAAGCAACTAATGCCAATGAAACAGGATATAATACAATAGCAGATGCTTTACAGATGAAAGTATCTGGAGCAAAACCTCCTGTCAGAAATATTAATCAATCAGTATCAACTGCTCAGGGAATTGAAGATAGATTCAATCCAACGGGTGACAGTATTGGTGGCGATGATATATTGAAAGGAGCACCTATTCGAGTCCCCAAGTCACTATCTTCTTCAAACTCTATATCTTCTTCTCAAGTTCCAGATGAATTAACAAGTGAAGCTCCTACAAATGATACATTCGATACATCAGGATACTCAGATTTACCTCAAAATCCAGAAGAGCCTCCACCTGATACTATTCGAGACCCCTTGACTGGTTTTGCTCGAGATAATGAGAATACTAATACCAATATTAATTCTTCAAATGATAATAATACTAATAATTCTAATGATGCTAATAATTCTGAGAACGATGTTAATAATTCTAATGATACTAATACTAATACTAATACTAATGCTGAAACTCAATCAAATACAAATGAGTTAAAAAATGTTGATAAAGATGGTAACATAATCGAGGACACAGGAAAAACTGTTGGAAAATATGCTGGTTATGGATTGAAAATGGCTGGAGCAATTCCAGGAGCAATCGATGCTTTTGAAGATATCAAAGATGGAAAACTAGAGGGCGATAACTGGCAAGAAAAGACATCAAATGCTCTTACAATAGCCTCTACCGTTATGGATTTCATACCAGGATTAGAAGCTTTTGGGGCAATCGGAGGATTATTTAGTGCTGGATTGGGAGCTTGGGGTGATACAAAAGACCAAGAAAATTTAAAGAACAAAGACAAAGCTCAAATTGTAGCACCCGTCAAGGCTCAATTGGTGAACCAAGTAAATTTTCATCAACTTGGAATGGTGAGTAACTTCTCAAACAATTCAATGAATATGATACATGGTTCATCTAGCTTCTAAAATGGGCTTGAGTTGAATTATATATTAGTAATTATTATTTGTAGCTGAGCCCATAAAAATGTTAAAATGTTAATAGAATAAAATATTATTATGTATATTATATTATATATAATTATTATGAGTTTCTGGGCATCCGATAGTCGTTCACCATATGGTCAAACATCCTTAAGTATTGTAGCTGAAAATGGTAAACAATTTAATCAAAATGCGAAAGTTGTGTTAGTAGTGCAACCAGATGTAACTTTTTTCCAACCATCTGAAAGCTACTTATCATTAAAAGTCAAAGTGGACCATCCTACTGCTTCACCTACCAAGCTTCAATTAGATAGCATCATGGGTGGACAATCTCTAATTCGTAACATTAGAATCTTAACTGGAAATGGAACTTTAATCGAAGAGATTCAAGACTATAATTTATTAGCGAATATCATTTGTTCGTATGACACAGATAGAAATATCGATAACAAACGGTCAATGACTGAAGGTTCAACTATTCACAACCCAGATTGTGCGGTCAATGTAGTCGATACGAGTCAATCCAATTTCAATTGTGCTAATCACAATCCCTATTTCTCCTCTCCATCAGATGGCAAATCAGACCAGCAATGGGTCAAGCTTCAGCTTCCACTCCATACAGGAATTTTCCGTAGCAAGAAAATCTTCCCTGTGGTGATGACCAAAGGTTTACGGATTGAAATTATGCTTGAAGAAGCAAAGAAGATTATTAAGAACTTAATCACAACATCCAATGACAAACATGTTCCAAGATTAGGAGTTGCTATTGCTAATGCCGCTGTACTTACAACCCTCGATTTATCAACAGTTAATCACATCACAACGGTTGAATCGTGTCCATTTAAGGTTGGAGAGGAAATCGAAGTAGTTGATAATGATGGCACCAATCCCGAAACTGTCGGTGCTATCACTGATATTACAGTTCATGCTGGAAAAGTAAGACTAACATTTGCCTCTCATACATATACTAGTGCTCATGCTGTTAATACTTCTTTAGTTAGAAGCAAGGCAACCGTTGGGGCTAGTTTTGATGCCACCTATACCGTTGACGAGGTTGAGTTAGTCTTACAAAAAATTTCAGTGCCTCCTAACAAAGTCGATGATATGATGAAAGCGATGAAGGAGCAAGGAATTATGACTTATGAATTCTTAACATTCCAAAACTACAAGTTCTCACAACTAGCTGGGATAACGCAATCAACCATGAACTTAAACTTAAACAACTCTGAAATCAAATCTATCCTATCAGTCGCAGTTGATATCGCTACGAAAACCGGAAAGCAATATGTGAGTGAACATTTACAGCATGGGTTCGTGGGAGTGGCAGATAACATTTCTAACTATCAGTGGATGTATGGAGGTGTATTAAACCCTGATAGAAAAGTTGACATGGCGAAGCTAAGTGTGGGCAAAATTGAACAACAGCATTTAATTGAATTAGAAAAGGCACTTGTAGTCGCAGGTATCCCTTCAAAATCGTTTCGCAGATATCATCACCAGATAGTTATAGGTCGAGCCTTAGCATTACAGCAAGGTAGTTACGATGGTAGAGGTAAAGATTTCAATCTTCAAGTCGCATACGAAGGAACTGTTCCAACCATCAATAAGCTATGGAACAACTTTGTCTCACATGTTAGAAAAATTGAGATAACCACCAATGGTATCAATGTAGTATTTTAATAATATTAATAAATATTAATAATAGAATAAAATTTTATTATATATAATATATAATATATAATAATTCATGTCACTTAGATACATAGATATTTTACCGAGCAACATTAGTTCGACATCTGAAGCAGGTTACTCGAAAGGAACTCCACTTATTCAGTTCTCAATAGGTGCTCAAGAAAATTTCCTCATTGGTTCTACTATACGACTCAATGGGTCATTCTCTAGACGTGGAACGAATACGAACAAAAGTATGTTTGAACCAAGTTTAGGAGTGTATAATATATTGGACCAGTTAGTTATTAGCTCTAACAAAACAAACCAAACCATTGAACATATTCGAAACTATAATCGTTTCCTTGCTTCATACATACCAGCTACATCCTCGAAAGACGATTTAGTTGGACACATGGGAGTGAATATTTTAACTGGACTCTCTTTTTCGAAACAAAACAATAATCAAGTAGTTGATTTTTCAATTCCGTTACCTTCAGGTGTATTATTAGGTAGAAATCCAATTCCATTAAGTGATAATTGGGGAGTCAAAGGTTTAAATATTACCATTCATTTATCGCCTGATAGTAATGTATTTTTCAATAATTCAACAGGAGCAGATGATGTGAGTGATGTCACCTATATACTAACAAATCTATCCTTAACTGGTGAAATTCGTGTCCCAGCACCTGACGAATTATCAAGACTAATGAAACAAAGTGCCAACTCATTTGAATACAATAGTATATCCTCGTATTATTCGGTTATCAATAACAGTCATGCTACTATAAATTTAAATTTAGGTTTGAAACGAGTCTTATCTGTATTTGCTAATTTTATTACAGCATCAAACATTAATAATTATTCCGCAAATTCATTAGAGACATTAAACTTAAGAGAGAGTGGTGGTTCTAATGTAAACATAACCGAAGTTGTATTCACCAAAGGAGGTATGCGGTTTCCATTAGATTATGATATAGCATCCGTTCAAAGAGACTATACGAGTAATGATTCGGGTGATGGGCAGTTGATGAGAAACTATCTAAATGCTATAAGCCCATTTGCTAAGTTAGATAGGACTCTTATGAGCAATTTAAATACGACTCAGTTATCAGCGAATTCACAACCTCATTATGGAGTAGGTATAGCCTATGACACTATCTCCAACCAAGGTGTTGACTTCAGTTCTGAACAATTCGCTATGGTTATAAAATCTACACTATCTGAAAATAATATAGCAGCATTCATCTTCGCCCATGCCAAAAACACAATACTTATGACTTCGCAAGGGATTCAAGTATTGAGTTAGATAAATATTAATAGAATAAAATTTTATTATGTATAATATATAATATATAATAATTGTAATGTCGTTAGCAAAACCAGATATCATGACTAATGTTGGAAATATACCTACAGAACAATCTATAGGAACTACTACTAGTATTCTTGACCCCGTCGTCCACACATCATCAATGTGTCGCTTCGTTCTCGAAAACAAAGGCAGATTACATAGTAACAGTAAAATTATTTTAGGTGTCATCGCACCAAACCAAAGAGCATTCTTCCCGCCTAACTTAGGTGTTCATTGTTTAATTAGTAGAGTCGCCCTTAAATTCGGAGCTAAAGTAATCTCTGAGATACAAGACTTCAACTATTACATGGCATACAAAAGTTGTTTCAATTCTAACGAACAGAACTTCGAGAGAAATACTTTAACCAATGGCACACTGATTGACTATACCGTTATAGATGATGAAGTGGCAATGAATACAGGAAGAAGTTATATATCGGCTAGTGGGACTAAATTCCAAGATTATAATAATTTACAAAATGAACCATCATATCAAATCCGATTGGTTGATATGTTTCCATGGTTAGGTTCAGTCCAACTTCCGCTATATTTAATGAAAGAACAGGTTAGTATCGAACTCTACTTCGAGCCTAAACTTTCCAAAAGATATGTCATACCGAAAGGTGGAACTGACATAACAGGAAGTATTGTAATTGACACAGCACAAACTAAACTAATTGCTGATTATATATATTACCCTCAACCAGTTATGGACAACTACGAAGCTCAAATCGCCAAAACGGGACTCACTATTCCAATTGTCGAGTATGGTTTAGTTAAGACTTCTGTGTTAAAAGATGCTTCGCAAGATTGTTTAATCGTTCGTAATATTGGTGCCGCAAATCGTCTAGTATCCAAAATCATTGTCATGAACTCGGAAGCGGGACATAGTCAGACCTCGTTATATAATGATTTTGGTAGTTCGTTAGAATCTAAAGCTGGTCAATCATTCCAATATAATATTAAATACAATGACAAAAATCTTTACCCTCGAAACATTGACAATGCTGCTCATGCTTTCAATCAAGTTCAAAATGCTGAAGGAATGCCATTATTCATCACTTTAGGAGAATACGAAATAGATAAAGGTGAATATTCTGCCAAAACTGTAGAAGGGTTTGATTTAAATACTGAGGCTGAAATTAATAGTAGAGGATATGTAGCAATTAAAACAGATGGAACTCGTATCAATAGTGCTGGTATAGAATTGGACATGAGTTTGTTTGAGATTGATACTGATGTTACCACTCGTGTATACTTAGAAATGGGATGTGTATTAACCATCAAGGATGGAAAAGTCAACAAAGCATATGCTTAAAGTAAGGTGAAAAATTGATAATATATATATAATAGAATTTAAATCTAATATATTTATATAAATAAATGGTTAATCTAAATGAAATAATCCAAACAAACAGACCCGCTATTGTTGAGTCATCATTAAAGGCATATGTCAATAACATTAAAAAATTACATGAGAAGATGTATAAAACAAAGGAAGTCGAGTCTTTAGAATGGGTAGGAGATTATGACAAGGTGATAAAGTATTTAGATAAGAATATAAAATCATATTTAACTGTGAGAAATTTTTTAAATGCTTTAATAGTTTTGATAGTTAACAATGATAAGTATAAAGATGCTTTAGTGTCATATCAAAACAAGAGAGATGAATACAACGATAAGTATCAACAATCCCAGGAAAACGGTGAGTTATCTTTGAAACAGAGTGAAAATTGGGTTCATCTAGATGAGATAAATCAGTTCGTGACCGATATGAATGATGAGGTCAAACACTTAAAGATAAAAAAGGATTTATCAGTTGGTAATCTTAAGTTACTTCAAGATAGGTTCATGGTTAAATTTTGGATAACATATCCCATTAGGAATGATTTGGCTGATACTAGAGTCCTGACCAAGAAAGAATTCAATCAATTGAGTGATGAAGATAGAGCAAACAATAATTATATGATTGTTTCCTCTAATAATATAAGTCTACATATATCAAACTATAAAACCAAAAAGCAATATGGTATAAAAAATATTAAGATAGTAGATATGAATGTTATACGATATATGAGAGATTGGTTGAAGGTTAGTCCCAATCCTGAATATATTTTGATTAACTTGAAAACTAACAAACCGATGACTGGGAATCAAATTACACAAACTTTTAGGAGAATATTTGAAGAAGAATTTGATAAAAAAGTAAGCACTACATTACTCAGGCATATAGTTATCTCACATACCTTTGGTAAACATTTTGAAGACATGGAAAAGATGTCCGACATAATGCTCCATTCTAAACAAACCCAGCAAACTATATACAATAAACCTATACCAACTAAATAATTTTTTTATGGATTTATTAATTCTATGGGCTGGATTCGAATTATTCCTATACTTATTATATTTTGAAGCTGAGCCCATAGATGTTTGTATTTACCCAAAGAACCACCCTGCTTCTTTATCTTTCATATATGGAGATAAAAATTCTTTGATTGTTTTTATCTCTGTGTCAATAGCATTAAGTTGTTGACTCACTATAGTCATCACTGCTATTAGTTCCTTCAACATTTTGTTGTTCTCATTACGAGTTGCTTTCTCAGATGTAGTCAGTTTATCGTTGTAATATTCAGTCATTGGTTTCATATATAATGATAATATAGATAATAATATCTATCTATAATATAGTAGAGGCAAACTATAAAAAATAAACTGATTGAATACTTTTATGGTCTGTTTATGGTCTGAAGTTGTAAAACTATCTAAAACACCCTCTCTAAAAACACCATAAATTTATAAATTTATGTAGTCTGAAATAGACCATAATTGATTGTTTTACTACTCTATGCTCTATTTATAGACTATAAAACATTTATTTTTAATAATAAATCTATTTTGCCTCTACTATATTATAGATACTATTCTACAGAATTATAATATTAGATATATATATATAGAAAATGTCTTATCACAATTGGAACGAATTTGAAGAAGAAATTTTTTTCGATAAACTTAAACGGGAGATAGATAAACATCAACAGGAAGTAGTGGAGGATGAAGAAGTTATACCCGACCGTGAACTCAGCGACATAGCATATATGACAAAACAACTAGAAGAATCAACCGATGAAGAGGAATCAGATGAAGACGATTCAGATTGGACACCTCATGAATGTTCAAGTGATGAAGATATTGAATCTGAAGAAGAATACTAACTATAAATATATGTAAGATGAATTGGATCAGCTCGGAATATTTTACTAACTATAAATTTAATTCATTATTATATATACATATTGTATATAACAATGGATGCTGAAGCTAAAGAAGCTAGAAGATTGAGAATACTAAAACTCAAAGAAAAAAGAGCTAAAGGAAGTCTACCTGATAATAAAAATCCTCTTAACAAATTTGGAACACGAATAGGAACTCAAAGTCTTAATCCATCTGAAACAAATTATTGGAATAAGAAGGGGGTAGAATTTAAACCTATATTAGAATTCAATCCTCTAACCAAAGAAGAAGAGAAACGGCTACATGATGAATATTATATCAAGAATAACAGAGTAGGCTTTTTGAAATTATATGAAGCGGTTAGAAAGTCTAATGGTAGAACTCCAACTGGTAAACCTGTATTTAGTCCAACTAGAGCACAAGTCCAAGCATGGTTGAGTAAACAACTACCAGCTTTAGATTTCAAACCTGTTGAAAAAAGTAAAGAGTCTAGACCTATTCTAGTATCTAAGATAGGTGACTTAGTTCAAATGGACTACTTAGATATGAGTGATAAACATAGAGATGGTAAACATAGATACATATTAAATATGATAGATGTTTTATCTAAGAAAGCATATTCTAGAAGCCCTATAAATATTTTAGGAACAGGTCCAACGGCTAAACAAACTTTAGCCATCGCTGGAGAAATGTTTGAGGAATTCAAGAGGGATTATGGTCAGTATCCAAAAAGACTTAATACGGATAACGGAAGTCATTTTCTCAAAGAGTTTGAGCAAGCCTTCCAAACAGGAGGAATATATCATGATAAGATTAAATACTCATCGGGTGTTAGATATCGTGCTACATCTCAATCAGTTGTGGAACGATTTAATAGGACAATTAGAAATATGATTCGTAGATATGTTAATGATACAAATACTGGAGGCAAAGATTGGTATACACATTTACAACAATTCGTAAACAACTATAACTCAAATAAACATTCTTCTTTGAAAGTAGCCCCGGATAAAGCTACCAATGATAATGTTCAAGAATATAAAGATAATCAGAAGGAAAAAGCTATATTAAGAAATAAAAATTTACAACGATTAGAACTAGGTGATAAGGTGAGACTTATGAACTTCAAAAAGGCAAAGAGCGAGCAACAGAAAGATGCCGTTTCATGGTGGCCTGAAATATATACTATATACCATGTATTCAAATCAAAAACTGGAAGAGCCCCAGAATATGCTTTAGAACCAAATCCTCCAACAACATTAGTCAATAGACCTGGATATCGAGGGAATATGAAAACACCAAGACGAAAGTTTACAATATATGAATTACAAGTGTTAGCTAGTAAAGGTGATGAAGATTATGAAAAATATAAAGTTTCTACTCAATTTCATGAAGAACTCGAAGAAGAAGAAGTTGAGAAGCCTATGAAAGAATACAAGCCGCCTGATATAGTTGACAAGAAAATTGATATAAAATTCTATAACAGTGGTAAAAAATCCTATGTCGTTGATAAAGGTTCTATTAAACGAAGGAAAAAATCTTCTGGCACATTTTACGAAGGTGATGTGTTAACTTATGATAGGAATACAATGGAACACAAGATTAAATTTGATGATGGAGTCACGGATACATATAACTTCACTAATAAGGACAAGGATGATTATATAGCTAACAAAACAGGTTGGAGATTAGCTAAGTAATTCTATGGGCTCAGCTTCAAAATATAATTACTAATAGAATTTCAAAGCCAAGCCCATAAAAATTGACTGACAAAAATAATATCTTTCCTATAATATTATGGATGAAGTTTCTTACAGTCAAAAATACTACAACGCAAATCGTGACAAGATTTTACAGTATCAAAGAGAATATTATCGTAATAAAAAACAAATGAGGCGAGGTAAGGTTCTCATTAAACATGGTTCTTTCCTATTGTTTGGACCAAAACCACCGTTAATCGATTGGAGTCTTCCTTGTTGTTGCGAACATTGTATAGAATAATTTTATATCTATAGTAATAATATAATGTGGATTGTAATGAGAATCGTCAATGGGGAGAATCGTCAATATGGTTATGATACATATAGTGAAAGTTTAAATAATATTAATCCATATGAAATATACTTCGATGGATTATTCTATCAAAAAAGATAAATATATATATTTTAATATAATATATATAAGAATGGATGATACAACAATAAATGTTCTTGGTTTGATGATATTAATGTGTTATATATTTGGATGGTTTCAATTATTACTTTTTGTTTTTACTTGATGCTAACATAGCCGCTATGTTAGTTTCATAATTGAATGCTTTTGTAACCTTGTAAATCACAGCACTTCTTTTATCAGCTCTGGCTAACTTACCATTTGGCATGTTTATGCTCGTAGTTATATTTGTTATAGTTGTAGGCTTGGTTACTGTAAATTCGTCATTATTATCCTCACTAAATATGAAATCTGCTCCTGTGTAATTTTTCGATATCACGCATATTACTGGTAGCATTACATTCTCGCTATAATATTGAGAATTACCTATCAATGAGCTTCTAATAGTATAGTATCCGTAAATCTGTTTTTCTGGTTTCCGTGAAGCAGTCAATCCAGTTGAAAATTGTTTCTCTGTCATAACTGGATTCAATACATGTTTTAAATTTATTACTTGTGTGCCGCCATCAGCATATAAATGAATGTAATCACTAATGGATATACCTGAAATGGGGCTTTGTAATGTATATTGACTTCCATCATAATCATTTACCATCAATGTTAATGCTTGCGTAGTATTGACATTGGCATTGGTTGTAATTGGAAAATATGATTGGTTATCATTAGTAGCTCTACCTTGATAATTATATGAGGTGCTCGTCCCATTTAGCTGTGAATAATCGAATCCCATTTTATACCACATAGATGAGTCCCAATTCGATTGTGAGCATCCAAAGTCTTCGATAAATATACCTGTTTGGCTGTCGAATATTGTCCATAGTTTACATATACTTGATGTTTGTTGTCCGCCATCTGTATTTGCTGTATCACTATTGTCATACACCCCTAATTGCCTCACTTCAGGATTGTATGTGAAGAAGCCATGATTCCGATTACCTCTATTGATTTGAGGATTGATTCTATAGACTAAATTATTACTATTTGGATTGTCTGGAAATGTTTGGTCAGGTGAGGCAATATCGCTTCTTCCCGCCAACGGTAGGTTGCCTTGTCTAGGCGAAGTATGGAGTTCTGATATAGTAAACCGAGAACCAGTATCACTAAAATTTATTAAAGGATTATCAGACCCTAATGTTATCCAGTTCACGTAAGCATATGTTGGATATACTGTTGAGTCATTAACATGTGCGTTATCAACTTTATCGTGTATTATAATACTTTCATCCACTACTATATTCTTGTAATCTGCTTGGTAAGCATAGTCACTCACAGTGAATTTTCTAAGTGGTCCATCTTCTACATATCCTGACCACAATATACAACAGTCATTTCCGAAGGATGAGAAATGTGAGTCCCAGCCCACAAATCGGATTGAATCGGTAGGATATTTTCCTATTAGAGCTTGAGGATATTCTAATTTGAATTGAACTAGGTTTTGTTCCAATGTAAGACCTCCCGCTGCTGATGTTGGCGGAAGATAAGTTGTGGTAATGGGTAAATTTATCTTAGATTGAATACCACCGACCTGATTTGTTAAGAATGTAATATATTTTACAGATTTGGTAATAGGTTGCCAATCGTCTGGTATTGTTAAAATGAGAGCCGCTTCGTTGTCCATATCAATTGTAATTTCAACAGTAGTAGGTTTGTCTAAAGTTATTGTTTGTTGACCATTAACGATACCTGAAACGGAGCTAACTCTGGTATCAGCCTGAAGTGGCGAGGAGATACTGACAGCATTAAATGTGACAACTTGATTTGATGATGTGATAGGAGTGTCTGTAACATTGACATTTATATTAACAGTATTTATAGGAAATGTAATTGAGCCACTAACAGGATATGAGATGAAATAACTAGTATCACCTCCAATATTTTTAGCATAGTCATACTCTTCAACGGTTGTGCATGTAGCGAATCCATATGACATATTTGTATCCGATAATGTAAGGTTGTTCGAATCAATGAATGTATTAGTATCACCGTATCCATAATTGATATATTGCCTCGCAGATTGACCTGTTTTTTCGTATACAAGTTTACCACTCGTAGAATAGTTTGTATTAACTCTCAATCCATCATCTCCCAATTTATTAAATAAAAAGTTGTTTTCGTCAATGTTTGTGCTTCCTGTGGCTGACGTGTGTGTATCTTGAAGAAAGTTATCAGGATTCATATGTATGAAACGAGCATTCGATGTCGATACATTAGTCCCAAATATTAAATCATCACGAGATGCCTGAGCATCAAAGAGTCCTTTCCACAAAAGCAAATTTTCTTGAGTGTATTCCATATTTAATACAATATTAGCTGTAGTTCTATCAGATTCAGCGATAGATTTACGAATTAGATACCCTTGTCGTCTGAGTTTTCTACCAGCTTCAAACATATTTGGGTCATATACACCTATATTTGTATATGATGCTAAATAGTTACGAACATTTTGATAATCTGAAGGTATATTACTACCAAGAGGGTCTATATTGGCTATATTAGCATCGTATGTCGTTTCATTATATGATGCTACACAAGCACATGTAAACTGTTTGAATGTAGGAGACGGAATCACAACTGATAATGTTATATCTTTTGTCTTGCTATTATCTAAACTTGGTATAGGTTGTATTTTTGTTTCAATATTTGATGACTTATGAAGTTGTGAGGATAAGTCCTGAGCTATATTAGAAGGTGTATTATACCCAGACGGAATTGATAACTCTAAGTTATCATAGTAAGGTATGAAATCTCGTAAAGCTATATCTCGGGCTATGTCGATATCAAGTGTAGTAGATGCTAGAATTAAGTCAGGATTGATTGATGATTGGACTTTACCAGCTACCCCTGGCATAAGATTTTGTAATGTGTATATTTTATATCGTGAGTTATCATGTTTCCTACGATACAACTCAAGATATGGTAATACATCTTGTGGATTCTTAGCAAAATCGAGGAAGTTCGCAGGCACCCCATTGTCACTGCTAGACCCATCTTTGTCATATCTTATGAAATTCAAGGTTGGGTAAGTGGTCGGAAATGCGGATTTAGCAAAATACAATCTTGGTAACATCATACAATTATGCCCATCCGCATTTTTGTAATATGAGTAAGATATATTGGTCTTATTGTCAGTCATTGGATATGAAAAATCTTTATTTTGACAAATATTAAATTGTGATGGATTATGATTCAGCCATACAGAATTATCGATGTATACTGTATCTCCAACTATTAAGTCACGACCAATATCTTCTGATAGAATTAAGATTGAACTATATTGTCCATAAAATGCTCCTATATAAGTATTATTTACTATAACATTATTCTCTTTGGGAATGGAAGCTGGTATTGCCCCTGAAGAATTAAGTGTATATATATGAGAACCGAACCAAACTGGTAAATCTGTTAGTATAGCCACCATTTTTTTGTCAGTATTCGTAGCAGCATTAACATAAAAAGTTTGTAATGTTGGGTAATATTGATTTGCTACATCCCTATCTGTATACTTCACAGATTCAGTTGATATTAAATTTCCATCGAATTCTATTGATTCAGAACCACTTCCAATCTCATGGATATATGCCGAGTGAACTGATACTTTATCATTCACATTAAGTTGTATACCGTCACCGACTTTGTTAGTGAAATAAGTATTGTTAGTCGAGTCTTTGACGATAGCATTTTCATGACTACATTCTATTAAATAACTATCTACAGACATATTCTATAGTATATATATATAATGTATACATATTATAAATTTTAATTGTTATTGTTAATTCTATGGGCTCAGCTTTGAAATTCTATTAGTAATTATATTTCAAAGCTGAGCCCATTTATCTGATATATTATATATATATATAAGATAAAGTTTTATTTTTTAACATTTAATATTTTTATTATATATCAACTATTTGATATAATAATATTTAAGACTTAAATATTATTAAAGTATTTGAATATCAGTCAATGGAATAGTGAAAGTCACAATATTAGTGAAATTATAAGCTTTGGTTTTTACTTCTACTGATTCTTTATTAATTTTAATTATATCACCATTTACAAAATTTTCAGATGTATATCTTTTGAATTTAATTGTATCACCAATATTTAATAATGTTTTATCAACAGGTTTCTTTTCTTGAATATGTTTATTTTCTTGGATATGTTTATTTTCAATCCTAAATTCAAATAGTTCTTTGTCTTTTTTGATAGTATCTTCATCAAATTTAAATTCATACTTATCTCTATCTTTCTTGGTTTTCATCTTCTTAGATAGCACACACTTCGAACCGAACAATGATTTGTAACATGATACCATAATTTTTTGTAAGCTATATGAGTCCGTGAAATCTATATCTGTTTTGGTAGAACTGAATATAACTTTGTAATCATTTTGCCATTGAGTAACATTGTCAGTTTGGCTAGACAAACCATTCTTAACATTGATATCAAACATATCGGAACATCCTGCTTTACATTTCAAATCTTTTAAAAATTTACATTTGGCTTTATTATTCTTAATCTTTTTCATATTAAATTCTTTGGTGAATCTGTCGTAAATGTTAAAAAC